ATATGTTGTAGTACTATCAGGTATAGGAGCTAAAGCAAAATTATCTGGATCAAGTTGTGTTACAAATCTAGGATCAGCTAATTCATCAGCACCATTATCTGGCCACTTAGGATATAAGTCATGTAACTGTTCTAAAGTCACTGGTTTTATTTGGTTATCATTTACACGTGCGGTTAAAATAGCATGAACTTCTGTTTGTGAAGGAGTCTCATAATTATATTCTGCAACACCTGATGTTAGTCGTATACTAGGTTGTTCAAATCTAAAAGCTAATGTACGTTCACATGCCTCTATAGCTGAATTACGTAGATGTTCTTCAACTACAACTTGCGGACAACCGGGTACACTAGGGCTTACTCGTGTTACTAAATCCGTAAACGTTCTATCAGCCATATCTTCTTACCTTCCCATATGGACCATCAATAATATCTTTTTGGTTTTCACCGGCTGATTCACTATCAGCTATTAATCTATTAGATGCCGATCCCGATAATCCTTGTATAAATGAATCATAAAATAGTTTAGCTCGTCCTGAATTGACATGTTCATTATCTATAGACTCGGCTAAAAATACAGTCCCATCTACTACAGATGGAAAATAAGTTTCTGGGATAAAAAGTATTGTATCCCCAGATGCATAATCTATTGGTGTTTGTGAATATTCAATATTTAGTTGTTGCCCAGCTGTGGATTTAGGGTATATAAAAAATTTATTTGGGTTCCGTAAATGCCTCATCCAGTTTTCGGCTGTAGCTGCAGTATCACTTACCCAAGTTGGGCGGGCATGATCTAATTGCTCTCTTGTTGTTTCTGTTACGCCAGCTCCATTAACAACTGAAAATACATCCATCATGCGATAAGAATCATTTGGGGCAGACTGTACTACAGCATTAGTTTCACAAGTCATTGTAGTTTGCCTAGCAAATAAATCTGGTCTTAATAGAGCTGTACGCTTCAAAGTTTGGTTTACAAATCCTAAAAGAACAGTATCAGAATATCTTTGTGTGGTATCTGAATCTTGTAGTAATCGTCTTACCTCTGTAATTATCCCTGCTGGAGTCACTTAGGTAATCCCTTAGATGCTTCCTCACTCAACTCAGGTATAGTACGAGGTGGAGCTTCAGGTATATTTTTTGTTTTAAGGCTTAATTTAGGTTTTCTTTTTTTCTGCGCTTTAGGCACAAATTTTTCTGGAAATGCTTCTTCCTCAGTTACTTCTTCAACATTAGGATTCTGAGCAATAATTTCATTCCAGCCATATATTTCACCATCCTTTTTATTACGCAGCCATCTTTTATTATCAACTGCTATACCCCTATGATCTATTTGTTCTGACATAATATTTCCTTTTAAAAGTGTAGGGGGTTTTAACGCCCCCTACGGGTTACTAATTAATAACTACTACGAAGCACCGCCTGAAACGTCTACCATTAACGCCCAAACACGCATGACTGATGCATCCTGCGGAGCAGTGATGAATAACATATCAATTGTGTCAGCAGTGGCAAAGTAATGTCCATTACCGAATGCTGGTTCAAAAACATTAGGTCCACCTTCAACAAGTGTGTTGTTGGTAGACACCGCTGAACCGACTGCATTACAATTATGACCATTAATAAAGCCATCTGGATCACCGCCAGTTGTACCAATGTCAACGGTGCTGGCAGTGCCATCAGCCGTAGTAACATCAATACCAACAGTTAAAACAAATGTCTTAGCTGGAACTTGGATAATCTGTAAAGTGTCAGAAGTATCTAAAGCCGTAAGGCCTGCTGCTGCACGATCTGCAGTTATTGTTGCAAAATTAAGGTCTACTTCAACTAAAGAAATTTTATGTAAACCTTTGTTAGAACTTAAAGCCGCTGAACCTTTGTTAAACCCAACGGTATCTGTATATGCTGCCATATCTTATTCCTCCTGGGTTATAGTGTACAAACTAAGGTTGCAAGGGCTTCCGGTTTTACTACCTTGTAGCCATAAACTTGCAGGCCGCGGATAATATCACCAAAAGTTGTTTCTGAACGAATGGTTTCCATATTCGTCATCTGAGATGCGAATGTGATTCCCATTTTATGGCCAGCCAATACACTAAATTCAGTACCTGATAAAGATATATTGTGACTAACATAAACCGTGAAACGGTCGATCATGCCGAGACGTCCATTACGTAATGGAGATGATCCATCACCTGTAATAGATGCGTCTTTTAAATCAGATTGTTTAATCAAGGCACCCAGTTTAGCTGGGATAACGAGCCAACGATCTGATTCAGGACAGTTTGCTTCATCTAATACTGTACCCATGTTAACGATATTTTCGATAACATTAGATTTAGTAAGGGCTATTGGAGAACTAGTTACACCTAAATTATTATTGGTGATTCGTCCTGCGGTAGCTCCTTTGTTGTCAGATGAAACATCTGCTAAAACATCAGCTAAAATACGAGTATCAATTTTAATCTTCATACGCTCTGAAGCGTCTTTAGACCATTGATCCATCATATTTACATCTGATTGAACTTGGTCAACATCATCTTCAACACAAGCGAAGTATTCGCCTTTGTCGATTAGAAGTTGGAGTTTGGCTTTGTCAGGGTTTTCAACCGTTAAAGATTGTCCCTTTACATACGTACGGAGAGTAATATCAGGGGTAGTACGGATATTAACCGTATCACCCATGTTTTTAATCTCGCCTTCATATGCAGTATTTGCGATTGCACCCAATACGGTTGCATCGTAAAAGTTTTCAACCAATTTCCCTGACCAAATTTCAGGTATAAAATTGCCGGAATACGTAGGGTGTCCCGGTGAAGTTGCGAATGCCATTTAAAAGGCCTCCTGTTTAATTTGTTGCAGTGACAATACGACCTTCTCGCTGTGCAGCAAAAATGTCGCGTTCTATTCGGTCACGCTCTTCTTCTTTATTCCTATAGTTTCCTTTACGAACATCTTCAAAAAAAGATTTTATATCGTTAGGAGAATAGTTTTTGGTAGAACTAGAACTAGGTTTACCAGTTGATTTACCCTTACCTGGAGAAACCTGCTGTTTTAATTCTTTAGAAGATCGAGCCTTCCGATTCGGTTGAGCATTAGATTCACCACCATTATTTTCTTTCCAAGTGTTGAAAAAATTAGCAACTCTCCCTACATCTAGATTACGCTGTGCGTCTTCTAAATAAGTTTGTCTACTAATTCCAGTTAAAGGATCAATCCCTAATAACCAATTTTGGAAATTTTTGTTATCATTGATATCCCTCCAATCTGATACAGCTGTAGATAATTCAGACCAAAAAGCCTGTTCCGAAGTTTTAACTTGATTAGCTGCAACTTGTTCTACTCTAGGTAAAACATTACTTTGTAAAGCTTCTATTTGTTTTTCTAAAGCTCTAAGTTTTTGATCTGCTGCTGAAGTTTCTTCTTTACTTACACGTCTCATAACCTCAATAGAATCACCATACTCTTCTACATCTGCATCTGTTATTAATTTAGGTGCATCTACTTTAGGTACAGATTCTGTTTTAGGTTGTTGCATACCTGCAAGTAATTGTTCAAGTTGACTTATTCGATTTGCCATGTCACGTCTTTCGGCATGTAGCCTAGGGACTTCTGCATTATACATACCTTGTAAGGTCTTATATCTTTGTTCAACTGTTTCTTCTTCTTGATTGTCCTCTACCACTTGCTCTTGTGGTTCAGACTGAACTGCCTGCTCTTCTACACTGTCGGCATTTTCTTCAACATCGGCACTTTCATCCTGTGCCTGTTCATTATTGAGTTCTTTATATAACTCTTGTACTGCCTCAGATTGTTTCTGAACTTGCTTTGGTAATGTTGCCATAATACGCTCCTATCGGTGTGCGTTAAACAGCTGCCTTTATAGACTTTGCTGCTACTTCAGGGGACTCTTTTGCGACCCTTACGAGTTCGCCTAAAACCTGACACCGCCCCTGTGCAAGTGCCACATTAGTTGTTACATTAGGTAATTGCTTTAATTCATGGTCATGCCATTCCTGCAGCCAATCAAGGAGTTCAGGATGTTGCCTTACCGTTACTGCTAAAGCATGGATAATATGTGGTTCAGGTCTAATCAACCTCCACCTCCAGTATCTCTATTACTTACTGTGTTGCCATCCATACCGCCTTTGGGACTCCCGTCTGGTTGTGTAGGTGTAGCTTGCTGTGGTTGTTGCATTTGCTGCATTGCCATTTTAGTTTCTTCCCTAGCTTCAAACCCGAGTTGTTCCCGAGATGGTACAATTTGATCAACAGGCATTTGTAAACTTTTTGCAACTTCACGTAAGAGTGCAGCACGACCATCTTTACCGATGATCTCCATGTCAATCTCATTAGCAGTTGCGTTAAGAAATTCAATTCTGCGGACATTAACTGTTTCTTTAACAGCTAAGTTAATTGCTCCGCGTGGGATAACCTGTAAATCTCCCTTAATACTTTGGTCTTCATCATATCGCATGTTGTAAATAAAC